TTCAGTTAACCAATTTCTTGCAAACACAAGGTAATCCTCAAACTCAACATCATCATCATGTGTATCATATGCAATACCGACTCCGTATGGAGGTGATGTTACAATTAAATCTACGGATCCTTCAGGTAATGTTTTCATCACCTCAATACAATCACCAGTTATTATTTTTCCTGTTTCTATCATTTTTTCTCTAATGTTTCAATGTGGTGTTGCAAATACCATAACGCTTTTTTAAGATCTTGTAGTTCTTTATCTGTATCTTTCTTACCCGCCCTTGATATGTATTTGACGGTATTTCCAAGTGAGAACCCCAAATCCCAAGCATCAATCACCTTGATTGCTTCATAAACATTATTTTCACCCCCATAATGTTGTGGGTGATTAACTTGTTCAATTTTAATAGGTGGACACTGACAAAGTCCCGAACCACCACATACACATTCTTTTTCCATTTCTTTTTTCTTTTTCTGAGCCCAAAATGCCCCGTCTATATAATAGGTATTAAATCCTTCCCAATCAATACGTCTTACAACTTCATTGATTTCAGGATGTGGATCTTTTGATGAATTAAAGTCATCAATATATATAATCCCATTATCACTAACAAAATTGTATGTATTAACGATATCATTATAGACACAATCTTTAAGGTGACAACCATCAATTTCAATAAAATCAAACTTGGTATTTGCAGTATCCAAAACCCTTGGTACAACATCAATTGATTCGCCAGGGAATAAATGTATATGAATATTCCAATCTATAAAATAATTCTGTATTACATTGAAGTTTGTTTTTGTACATTCATACTTACAAATATCAAAAATAAAAATTCTAATTGGGGTCTCATTGTATGAAGGGTCTTCCTGAATTAGTTTAACCAATGTATTACAGATCACCAATGCGGAATGTCCTTCGTTAAATCCAATTTCAATAATGTTTTTTGGTTTGTGTTGGGTTATCAAATCCTCAATGGTAAATACCCTTTCAGGATACCAACTAACATTCCCTTCACCACAATTGGTGATCATTCCTTTTAATAATTCCATATTATTTATTCTCTATACGTAATGTATCTTTATTAACAATAAACCTAAGTTTTGTTATTTGTAATTTATCTTTACCATAAGATTGTTTAATCTCAAAGTTCAAACCTTTAACGTCAAATTTAAGTTTATGAACCGCGACCCCTGTTGGATCTACATACTCAATGGTCACACTCAAAATATTTAATAGATCTTTTGGGTTGTACGCATCATTTACGGTTTCAAAAAATTCTGTGGTAAATATAATTTCTTCTCCTTCATTGAAGATTTTATATTTTCTAAATAGGAAGGGTTTAATTTCTGTCCCTTCAGTTCTTATTATCCACCTATTTGATTTGAGTGGTTCAATTGGTTCAAAGTTATTTTCCATACATCATTGCGTTTTTAAGTTTTTCAGGTATTTTACTATTTTTCATTTTTGTTCTTAATTCCATAATCAATTCTGATTGTGATTGTGGATTAAATTCAATATCTTTTGTTGGTATGTTAGCACCTTTATCCATCGTTTCAAAATCAATGTTATGATCTTCATCGTTTAAATATTCTTTTAACAATTCTTCGGAAGTTAATGTTCCATATTTACCTTCAATATCATTAAAATCAATCTTAACATTAATACTTTTGTACATTCTTTCCCAATCTTGAGTTCCATTTAATGAAATTGAAATTTCGTTAATGATCTTATATGGGTCAGCATTTGATCCTGGTCTTCTATCTTCCAAATAACCCACCCAATTCTCTGCGGTTGTTTTTGGAACTCTGATTGATGCCCCTCTATCTGATACTCCCCAACTGAATTTATCAATTGATTGTGTTTCAAAATTTCCAGTTAATCTTAAATTATTATCGGAACCATATGAATTAATATGTTCTTTATGTCTATTTTCAAATGATGTGAAAATTGATTTAAAGTATTCTTCCCCTCCTTCATTTCTCATTCTATCGTTAGAGAAGTTTGCATGTAATCCTGACCCATTCCATTCATCATATTGTAGTGGTTTTGGGTGTAGTGTGATTGCGTATCCGTATTTTTCGGAAACTTTATATAGGAAATATCTAGACATCCATAAGTCATCACCCGCCTTTAATTTACCTTTTGAAAATACTTGGTATTCCCATTGACCTAATGCAACCTCTGCGTTTGTTCCCGTAATATCAATTCCATATTCCAAACACATATCTGTATGTTGTTCAACAAATTCTCTACCAACAACATTTTGACCAACACCACAATAGTATTTACCTTGTGGTTCCACAAATCTTCTGTCATGCCCTAAAATACCTTCTCCAAAACCTCTTTGGATGAAATACTCTTGCTCAAATCCAAACCAAATATTTTCATCTTCACGTTCTAATTTTGAGCGGAAATTTGTTTCGTGTGGAGTACCGTCAGGGTTCATTACTTCACACAATAGGTAAATGGTGCTAGTATGATTTACAAAATAATGTCTAACAGGTTTTAGAATACAATCCGAACTACCTGTTTCTGCTTGTTTAGTGGATGACCCATCAAAATTCCATTCAGGGAAATTATTTAATACCAAACAATTTTTGATTTGTTCGTAATCTACAATTTTAACTTTACTTCTAAGATTTGGTTCTGGTGTGTATCCATCTAACCACACGTATTCTAACCGAATTTTCATTTGTTTTTATTTATATATTTTATGATTTCATCCTCTGTTCGTCCATCACAATACATTTTATAAACTTCCCTTGAAAAGTCGTCACTTGTGATGATTGCATCTGCCGATAAATAAATCGTTAGAATATCAATATTATTAATTATATTATCCTTCTTGAGTATCCTCTTGTTGAATCCCATCTTTATCAGTTTTTAATTTTCTACTCTGATTGTAAATTTCTCTAATTTTACCTCCTAAATCATAATCATTTGGGTATGACTTAATCAGGTCTTCAATTGTTTTGTCAAACTTATACTCCATATTAATCAATTTTTATTTTTAAACGTACACTTTTTTCAGGTATGGATTGATTAATGTATCCAATCATTTTCCGTTTGAACAATGGTAATAAGGTTTCATTGATCGGAAAAATATCATTACATTTCATTTCAAAAATTGGCAGTGTTGATCTAACATCTTCCAAATTCCATTGTGAAAATGTATTAATTATTTTTGGTATAGTCAATTTATTTTTTGGTTCAGAATAAATTAAATTAACCAATGTTTTTTCTTCGGAGGATCCTTTTGATGCTGGTTTTATTTCATATTCCCAAACATATAAGTTATTTGATTTATTTTCATCATAAAAAAAGTAACCTCTTTTGAGTTGGATATTCTTTTTATTTTTTCTGACCTTAACTTCAATATTATCAAATGCAATTGACCATACAGATTTTGCGATGTTGAAGTACTCTAATAACCTTGGTGCGGAAAATTTAAGGATTGCAATAAATTCTTGCATCTCATCGGAAGTCATTTTTGGAAGTTCCTTTATTTTAAGATCTTTAACCAATAACTCGTCGTCAATTGAATCAAATTTCTTATCGGTATACACCAATTTTTTTTCTCTAATTAAAGTTTGGATGTTTGCTAGGTGTAATGATATTTCAATGAAACCAGGGTAAAGTTCCATGTTATCAAGTTTTTCTCCCATCTTTTGGAAATAACTTAATAACTTGTATTCCTTATGTTCTTGGTCAATTGGTTTTTCAAATAACCAATCGGTATTCATAATAAATTCAATTCCTTTATTTTTTCTTTTTCTTGCCATTTAAACAAGTATAATAAAGTTTTTTGTATCTGTAAATTATTAACCAACCTTCATTACAATATAATAATTACCATTAATGGTAATTTCATCATAAGTTCCATAACTACTATTTAGAGCACTATAATCATATTCATTAACAAGATCATCAATCAATCCATCACGATCAATATAATATTTTATATCAATATCATAATCTTTAAGCCACTGAACTGGGTTTCTTCTAACTTCCTCTTTTTTACTTTCAATCTCATATTCAACTGAACTTTCATCCAAATCACCATCAGGGTTTTCTTTTATTTCATCAATTTCATATTCTATATCCGAAATTCTACTATCACGATCATCTTGATGATCCTCAATATCTTCATCATCATATAGTTGCCCTGGTTGGACAATACTTCCGTCTTTAAATAATGTCCATCTATTACCTTCGTATCTTAATTGGAATTCGTGTTCTTCACTTTCATCCATAAAATCAAACACTCTACCGTTTTCTTCTCTTGTTTGGTATTTAATTGGTGCTCTAACACCATCATTCTCATATACCCATTTTTCCATTTCAAGTAACCAAATTTCTTCTTCTTGACTTTTACTTAACTCTCTTTCAATATCGTAACTTTCGGGACTTTCATAAATATCATCTCTAAACATATCTTCAAAATAATCCGCA